GTAATCGTCTGGTACATATCTTCAACTAAAGTATCAATATTTTTCATAGAAAAAAATAGGGGTGAGTTATTAACTACACCCCCATCTCCTTATTAAGGTTAAGGTTAAGCAGGTACTTCTGCAAACTCTGAAGTTGAAGTATCTGCATTAGATGCAGAAGGAATCTCTTCAAATTCACTCGCAGTTGAACTACCACCTTCATAGGCAACTAGGTTTACAACCTGAATAGCTTGTAAGTCAGCACTCTTTCCACTTCTACCAGTTGGTTTATGAGTCCACTCGTAAGTTTTATATAAAACATTTACGTCTGAACCATTACCAATCAAAGTATTTTGAAGTGGACGTTTCATACCATCCATTACATCAGGTGCTTTGTTAGGGTTACCATCTTTTCTTTTAGCTTTTCTTTTGATGGTTACAAAGTCTCCTCTCTCGTCACCTTTGTTTTTAATAGATAGACCTTCAGCTTCAGCTAATTTTTTATTACTAGAATCAACTGCTACGTCTACAGAATAGACACCATCTTCATCAAACGTAGTGTTTGGTGATACAACTGATGCCCAGTAGGCTTTACCATTTAATATTGGCATATGTTTACTCCTTCTTTAAGGTTATTATATTTTCGTATTAACTACGAATATCTCAGTATATAATTATAATCTATAACAATATACTTTGTCAACACATATTAAAAATAAATTTTAATTAGTGTGTATCTGCCCAGCTAGAGCCAGTTTTAAACTCTGCATCTAATGGACAATTAAGGTTGAGTTGTTCAGTTGTTTCTTTAATTGCCAACTTCACAATCTCTCCCATACTTTGTATGTCATTCTTATTAACTTCAAACTGATACTCGTCATGTATTGAAGCTACAAGTTTAACATCCAAACCTTTTATGCGTACATGTTTAATCATGTTACGCAACCATACTTTACAAGCGATAGCACCTGCACCTTGTATGATTGTATTAACTGCTTTATGTGGTGACCTAACATTAAAGAGTCTACCATCTAAACCTTTTACTTTACCTGACTGAGCAGCTTCTTCTACTTGACTTCTAAAAGATTTCAGTCGTGGTAACTCAGATAAAAATTTATCTATAAGTTGTTTACCAACTGCCATATCTTTTGAGCCAACTATTTGTGCAATCTTTTTTGCACCTGCTCCAAACAGAAAAGCATATATAAATGTTTTAGCTTGGTCTCTATCTGATAGTCCTGCCATATTCATATTCTTTGTATGTATATCACCATTCAATATCTCATGTGTATATTCAGATGTGTTAATGTAATGTGCTAACATTCTTAACTCTAGTCCTGAAGCATCAGTACCAAAGATAACATGAGTATCAGGCTTATCAGTTGTCCATACTTCTCTACACTCTTTACCATAAGGTGAATATGTAGCAGGTATCTGAGCCATGTTTGGCGAGTGATGACTCATTCTACCTGATACACAACGCAAAGTAAGGACACGACCATGCACTCTTCCAGTGGTTTGATTAACAACATCAAGCCAAGAAGAGATTTGAGACGTTCTCTTTTTTAATAATAAATATTTAGCTATTAATTTAGCTTCAGCTATGTTATCTATCTTTGACAACACACTCTCATCTACAATAGGTGAACCTTTATCAGTAAACTTATTTGGTTTCCAACCTAACTTCATAAGTCGTTCAGCTATTTGTTTACGAGACGCAAGATTAAACTCTTGATAACTAACCTTAGTAAAAGGTACACCCTTTACATACCCACGAGATTTGTTATTTACTTTAGGTAAGAACTCTTCCTCAAGCTTTAAAGGTGGAAAAGTTTTATGTACTTCTTTTTCTAACTCTTCAGCTTTATCTTCAAGCATTGCATGTAGACCACTAGCTTTTTGTTGGTCTAAGTAGAATCCATTGTCTTCTTGTTTAGAAACAATGGAACGTATATCATGCTCAAGTCTCAAAGAATAATTTGAGAATCTTTTACCTTCAAGTTTTAAATGATTGTAAACTTTATGTGTTAATTCAACATCACGTCTACAATAGGTAAGCATCTCTTCACTAAACTCAGAGAAGTTATTGAACTCAAGTTTATTGAATCCAAATCTTTTACCCCAGGAATCTAATGAGTGTCCATTCTCACGTTCAGGATTGTATAGCTGAGACATAATTAAAGTATCTTCAATCTGTCCAATAGTAATCTTTGTACCTGTCAATCTATTTAATACTGGTGCGTCAAAGCCTATACCATTGTGCATAATAATTTTATCTGCATGTTTGTTTATGAACGCAGGAAACTTATCATAACAATCGCTACCAACAAAAGCATAGTTATCATTTGTCTCCATATTTCTAGCGACAATACAATGTATCTTTGTTGCATCTAGTGAATCTGTTTCTATGTCAACTACTAAATTCATTATAAACTAATATACTCCTTAATCGTTTTTAAGTCAAATAGTTTTTGCAAACTAATTAAATACATTCGTGATGCGTTATGGTCACCACCATTTACAGATACTTTTCTTTCCAAAGAATCTATTATCTTTTTTAGATTCTCAGTTTTGAATACTAACGTGGCATATACATCTTCACCTACACATAGATTATGAAACCAATAGTCAGCTTCAGTTGCATTGATGCCTGAAGGTTTACCATAACATTCATATTCAATAGCTATGTTACCAGTTCTTTTCCAAACATCACGTTCAGATTTAACTTCAATCTTTTTATCTTGAAGCATATCTTTAATTAAGTCTTCTCTGACTTTGCCATAAGCTAAATCAATATCAAACTTTTTTCTGTCTTTACTCTTGGGTTTCAAACTCATCTGCGTTCTCCTTAAAAGGGTTTTCTATTTCAGTCATCCTGCCATTCTCAGCAGAGTATAGTAAGTAAGAACCAACTCCAGTAGTTCCTGCATATCTATTTTTAAGTACACGAATAGTGGAAGTATTCTTTGCAATCTCATCATCATCTTGTTGGTTTCTTTCCATACCAATCACTGCGTCAGATAACTGTGCGATTGAATGTGAACCACGCAAGTGTGATAAAGATACTTGTTTACCTTCTTCATGTCCTTTATCATTATCAAGTCTACGTAAGTGACAAGCTAATAACATACCTATCTTAGACTCATGACATAAGCTACGAAGTTTAGTCATAAGAACATCAATAGCTTTTCTTTCATTGCCATCATCTCTACCTGATATAATTAAACTTAGATGGTCAACAAATACCCACTTACAATCACAACCTTTAGCCATATAACGAATGCGATTGATAACATCATCATCATCCATAGAACCAAAGTGGTCAAACAAAACTAAACGTCTATCACCTCTGAGTTCTTCAGACCATTTCTTTAATTCAGATGGTTCTTGTTTCTTCCACTCTTCAGGCTTATGTAGTTCTTTGTTTGCATGTATGCCTACCAAACCTCTGAATGTTCTTTTCTTTTCTTCTTCCAAAAACAAAAGACCAATCTTATCTTCAGTAGTTTTCCATATATGATATACAAGTTCACGAAGTAAACTTGACTTACCCATACCAGTACCTGATGTAAGTGTAACTAGTTCACCAACACGCATACCATATAACTTATTGTTTAATCCTTGATAAGGATAGGGAACAGAGTCAACATCATCCTCTACCCATAAGTCATCAACGACATCATCATACGTTACAATACCTGCAGGTGTATAGGGTTTAGCATCCCACCAAGTACGAGTAAACTGCTCACGTTTACCTGCCTTTAAATACTCATTAGCATCTTTCAATTCAAGATTAACTACCTTACATTTATTAGGTGGAAATATCTCTGATACTTTGTTAGCAGTTTCTCTACCAATGCTATCGCTATCAAAACATATCACAATATTCTCAAAGCTATTTAAGTATTCAAAGTTTTGTTTACAATCTCTGACTGCTGAAGCTACACCATTCTTAATAGACACAGTAGCATAACGACTACCAGTCATTTGAAAGACTGCCATAGCATCACACTCACCTTCAGTAATTGTAATGTACTTCTGTCCACTTGTAAACAAATGTTGTCCAAACAATTCAGACTCAGCAAAGTTACCTTGAGTTGTAAAAACTTTAGGCAATGCTCTAATCTTATTAGCAATATGCTTACCTTGTGCATTATAAAATGGATAGATATGTTTTGTTATCATTCCATTATTAGCTAGTGTCGTTACTCCAAATTTACTAGCAGTTTCTTGAGAGATATTTCTATCTTTCAATTCAGTCCTATCACCAACGTACAAGTCAGAATAACTATTACTATTATTTATAATAGGTGTTACTTCCACTCCTTCTCCTTTCTCATAATATCCACAGTCAGGTGTAAAGCAATGAGCACCATCAGTATAACGTGCTAGATTATTCTTACTCCCACATTTAGGGCATTGTTCATGCCTAATAAATTTACTTTCCATCTTTAACATTTAACCCCCTATATAAAAAGTAATACATAAAAAAGTATTACTGTTGTTATGATATAAAAATTACTCATCTAACCCCCTAATGTAGTTTGTTATTATCATTTTTATCGTACATAAACTCAAAGATTTCATCACCTTCAGTTGGTTCTTCTCCCATACCTAATGCTATAAGTTCTTGAGCAGTATCATTTAATGCGTTCTGCATTGTAAGAAAACCATAGTAATCTTTTTCAGCTTTGGTTATAGCTGTAATAGATAATACTCTAGCCATTAGGTACACAGTTTCAGGTGAATCATATTTAATTATTAACTCCATAATTATTTTATGGATAGCCATAACTACTTCTTCACGTTCCTTTATTGTTAATTTCTTTAATTCCACTATCAACTCCTTCCATTAGTTCAACAAATCCATTGATGTCTTCCAAGGAAACTTGTTTAATATTTGTTTCACCAGTCATAGTTAATATATTATCTACAAGAGATGTTGGTATTTCTTTATGTGTTTTAAATTTAGTTATCATCTTCTCCTCCTTCCTTAAAACCTTCCATTATTATCTGTCTTGATTTTAAGTCCCTAGTATGAATTATATTTATAAGTTTGTCAAGATACCATTGTGCTTTTTTTAAATCTTCCAAAGGTTTTCCTTTATAATCATACCTCCAAAGATACTTTATAACATTTGCTTTTAAGTAACCAACAAACTCTTTGTCTGACATTGATGCTTTGATACCATCAATACATTCAATGCCATCTTTGTTATAGTGTCTTGGGTTGTTCACATTATCGTAATTTTTTATAGACGTGTCCATATTCTTCATCCTTTCTTTTATCACCAAACTCTTTTGGTGTATCACACCTAACTGCCTTTACTTTATAAGGTGGTTTTGTTTTTTCATAAATTTTCATTACAGTTTTCTCACAGTTATCATATAACCTAGGTAAAACTTTTTGATAAATTTTATTATTGTATTCTATCCATACAGTTACTAAAAAATATGTAAACATATTATCTAATCTCCATTGGCATTGGTACAACACATTTTCTTTCCTGCACTGGTATGTACTTAGGGTCAACTGGTACACCTTTAATAAATTTCTGCCTTATCATATGATGCTCCACTCCAATACATATATATCCTGATGAGCTAAGTTTACTTCTATCAATATCTCTTTTAAGATATTCTTCTTCAGCTATCTCTTCAGCATTATCACAGCTAGGTAATTCTCTGACGAATAGTTCTACCTCACCAACTGGTGAAGCAAAAGTTAAATACAATGCAAACATTTCTTTTATCATTTATCTAGTTCCTTTCTTACACACTTCTGTTTATAATATACATTACCCAAGAGTGTGAGGCTTGGGTTCTGTGGCTCTGGTTTTTTCTTACCAACGTACTCCCACACACAAGTCATAGTCTTATTATTGTTTGCACGTTGGTGAAAAAAGTCAAAGTTATCAAGGGTATAGATGTTAAATACTATACCAAGTATTAGTGTTTCAATTCCCATTAAAATAATCTCCTATAAAATATAATATTGTAAATAAAAATATACCCATCATAAATCCAAATAGGATTTGTAATATAAACCATAATGCTCTGTCAACTTTAGTAGACATAAACAACTTGTGGTAAAGGTGTATAATCTATTCTTCTATCAAGGTGTATGAATGTTCTTGCTACACCTACAGTCCAACCTAAGTCTATTGCCTTCTTAATTAAGTCTTTTCTAAAGACTGAATTAGGTATAGCAATATCAACTGCACAAGTATCTGTGTCCCATTTATCATTACCTATTTTATGAAATGAGTTAGGACTTGCAGGATAGCCACGACTTTTTAACCAGTCATTATGTTCTTGTGAACGACAACAAGAAGTTATCTGTAATGGTTCTCCAACATTCTCTCTTAAATTTATAAGACAATTTAAAAATCCTTCAGCTAAAACTATATCCTTTGAAGTAGGACATTCTAATTCTTTTTCACTAAAGTATTTATTATCATAATAGTTTAATCTTTGTGACATCATTTATCTCCTTTCTTATCTTTGTTATTAAGTTCTTTAATTCTTTTATAAGAATTATATAGTTGTTTATTTAGTTCTTGTATTTCTCTTTCATACAGTTCACTTTTTTTCATTCACATTATCTCCTTTCTTCTTATGTAAATATTATACAATTTTTGTATAACTCGTGTCAAATTTAAAATGTAATAGTCAAATTACTGACACTATCTGTTGTATAATTACAACAAACTATCTTCCTCTCCAATCTCTTTTGTCACCTCTTGGTGTTGTTATTTTTTTCTCACAAGCATAGCCACTATGTGTAGTGATAACCATTTTTTCTTTATCAGTACAAGTATAGTAGCATTTAACAGAGTCTTCACCAAAGAATGGTTCAACTATTTTTTCCTTTGTTAATCTGCAAGTCACAAAGTATTGGTTTCTTTGGTCATAAAGTTTACCTTTACCAGTCCATTTATAACTCCAACTCTTAGCTTCAGCAGTTAGAACTAAATAAATTATGGTTGTAAGCACCACATAACCTATGAGTAATTCGTAATTAGGTTTCTTCATCATCATACATCTCCATATAGTCTTGTATCTCTTCTCGTGACATAAGATTAACAAGTATTGGTGTGTCTTCACCTATATAACCACCTTCAATGTTAAAGTCTACAAATTCTCTAGCTTCATCATAAGACATATCGTCCCTTTTAACCAGTTTGGTTATCATTCTGTGCTTATCATAGATAAATACATCCATCATACCACTGCGTGTACCTACACCTATTATACAGTCATCATAATCGTCCCATATTTTCATCACTCATTCTCCTTTTCATCAGGGTTATCATAATCATTAGGTAATATTTTATCCATTCGTTCTGTATAGTCAGATTGTATAAATACATCTGTTTGAATGTCTGGATTCCAGTGGTCATCAGTCACATCTTTTTCAGGATTTATTTTAGCTTCAGCTTCTTCTTTAGTCTTGGCTTCAACAATAAACTCTGCAAAGGTAGACTGAGTTTTAATAACTCTTACATTCCATTCGTACATCACTCACTCCCTTCATAAGCATGTGTTACATTTATATCAATTCTATCATCCATAGAATTATCAACACTTTCTATGTCTAATATGTTTCCATCATCCATGTAGCAACCCACATATAAATCTGGGTCACAGCATTGTAATAGTCTTATAAGTTCTTTTACTTTCATCTATCTCTCCTTTCTTTTATTGCAAGTTGTCGTAGCCATTCATTACCACCAAAAGGGAAAGCTATAAAACATTCCTGCAAAAACTCTGCGTGTTTTATACCTATGCTTTTGGCATACACAACTTCTATTGTTCTATAATCTCCTTCATCTCTATCTCCCCCAACCAAATCTATGATTAGGTTCTCTTCATCAGTAACATCAATGTCATCTTGATGTATGAGATAGTCATTGTACTCATTGAAACCATCAATGATTTTATATTGTACTAATACTGGCATTAGTCTTCCTCCTTATCTAAATCAAACCTAATCCATACTGATGCACCTGCTTCATCACTGAAGTGTTCAACTTCTTCA